TCTGTATCTACATTATCCGATGGAATGACAAATTCTTGTCTCTGAGTGTCATCAACGGTATATGTAAATGTCAGCAGGTTGCCTTGATAAAATACAAGTTTACTAAACTCGGCAAGACCTGTCTGTGGATCTACGGAAACTTGTACATCGTTGACCACACAGAATACAAACGTGTCAACAATGTTGCGCGAAACAAATACATCACCTCTTCTTAGGGTGACACTTTGCGGAAAGTTTGCGGAATTACCTACAGCAGATGTTTGGACGTTAATTGCAACACATGCCTTTGCTGCTTTAACTGATCTTGGGGTATAATTTAACTGCTTAGCAATACGGACGATATTATCTCTGACCGTTGCAGATTCCAGAAAAGTTTCATTCAGCGCCATGTTAGCGTTGAATGCACTGTAGTAAGTATTGTATGCTAGAATATCAATCAGATAAGCAGCACTAGATCCCTCAAAGTCGTAATCACTAAACTCGTCACGAGTTCTGAGGTATGATTTGATTGACTCTTTGATTTCTAGAAAATCAAGAGCGGTTAATTGTGAGGGTACGGCTGGCATGTTATGCTCTCTCTAAGAGGAAATCGACGGTTTGTACTACGGTTTGTCCTGTAATTCTATAATCAAGTTCAATCGCAATAGAATTGGTGTCCTCCGAACCTTCAATTCTCACATCTGTCAAAGTGACACGCGGTTCCAAGCGGTCAATGACGTTAAAGATTTCTGTTTTCATCTCTTCAACCAAAAACACATCAAAGGGTTCAAACAGTAACCCCTTGATGCGTGACCCGATTGCAGGTTGAAACGGACGCTCACCAAATGTAGTGAGCATCAAGTTTTTTACAGATTGTTTAATAGCGTTATCGTTCCTCACGATACCAAAGTCCTTAGTATTAGGGTTAGCATTGAAAGAGATCGCGAGATCTTTGAATGCCCTACTAAGAACTTTTTCTGATCGGAACCTATAAGCAGGCATTAGGAGGTCTGTGGTTTAGTGGATCTTTCACGACGCTTACGCGCCATATCTAGATATTTATCAGACTTTGGGTCGGTTATTAAGACCACGGTTCCATGGTCCCTCTCCATCATCTCTCGATTGTGGTCAGGAATGTGATTAGTTGCCATGGTTCCTCCTGTATTTAGAGTTAATCGAGTTGAAATGTAGGTGGATGAAAAGCACAGTATTCATTGAACGTGATTTTCATCTCCTTATTGCTGAGATTGCAATGTTTTGCTGCTTTAGGCAGATTCCATTTGGCAGACCACAGCATTTCCATTGCTTTTCTGGTCTCTGGTCTCATTTACCCTGACCTCTGTAACGCTTACGAGCAGCATTACGGGACGTTGCAGAATATTTAGTATGCTGACCATTACCCTGACGAGATTTTTTCGGTCTTGCCTCAATGTTAGACGAACCTGAGAGTGATTTAGTTCTAGTTGCCATTTTGTAGTGAATAACGACTTTATTAGTATAGCACAGTTATGATGCAAGGACCGTAGCGGATCCCCATGCAATAACTGAGGAGCATGGATAAGACCATCCAGGGAATCCAACACCCAATGGGTCTAGAATCCTTCCGATGGGTAATTTAAGAGCAAACACAGTCAAAGTAGTTGTGAATAGAACTCTTGGGTGACCAACACCGCCAAAATCTTCAATAGTTAGGTTAGAACACGGTATGGGTGTTGGTATAGGACAAGTTGCCTTACCACATGGACACCAATAGATGATAATATTTGTACAAACACTAATATGGGGTGTAAAAGTGTCCCCCAGAATCATAATAGGCAAAAAGTGCACAAGCACTGTCGCTCTGAGCGGGTTTAGTGCGCTTAGAGGAATAAGTGGAGTCGGTGGCCACCAACATGTGAACTCTTTTACCTTAATAGTGTAAGGAATGGGTGGTGTACCGCATGCCTGGTGACTATGAATGGTTGGAGGCAAGCAAAGTCCATGTCCACTGCACGGAAGACCGTTATGGAAAGCAACAGGTTTTAGAAATCCATACGCCATGTCTAGAAACCTCTGTCCGCACCAATTACATCAGCGATATTTTGAGAACCACCGTATTCAACATCACATTCTGAGAAATAAGGGTTACTCAAGTATTGAACCGCCTTTGCATAAGTTTGTGTTGTACCAGTAAGGTAATTGCGAACTCTTACCTCACCTTCATATGGTCCCATGACCATTTGATTCATACTATTTACACGACCAGGTTGAACTGCGATAGCAATATCCATAACATCATGAACTGCGGCGCATACACTCATCAATGGCGCAACATTATTGTAGGTATCTCCTGAAATACCATCACCATTTGCATCATATCCGCAATAAACTCTCAAAGGACCGTCGGATGCGCCAACTCCTCGCACAAAAGTGTCCCAACATACGTTTGGTGGTTGCCCACCCGACCATGGTGCCGCAGCAATACCTGTATATGCATACGATGCTGATGTTCCAGGACTTCCAGGGTTATTACCAGAAGGCGGAACGACTGTAGATTGCAGGATCCATGAGACTGAAAGTCCAGGACTATAGGTCAAATTGTCATGCAACCAGAGTTGTAACTGCTGAAACTCAGAATATCCTGATTGATTGTAGTCAAATGTGTTTTCATCAAGTCCAATAGGCACAAAAACAACGCCATTGTTGTTTGGATCTTCATAACAACGACCTTTGACCGTGCCTCTAGAGCAATTCCAAGTTTTATGACCGCCAGAAACCTTTCTTGTAGGAGTCAACGTTGCTTGAGGCATTTGTTCGCGTAGGAATTCCATGAATTCTTGCCCCTGAGACCCCTTTGTACGCCCCTCTAAGGTCATTGAAACTCTGAACGTGGCATTATCCTTCTCTGAGGCACAATATTTGTGAATTAACCATCCATATGCCACTGTTGTTGGTTCATCAACGTTAGGAATTGTGGTTAAAGGTTCAGAAGTTGTCTTGTAAGTACAAGGCATATCAAAAAACCTTGTAACTTTGTAAGTATTTGGTTGCGGAATCTTAATACAACGCTCTCCAAGGTTAAATCCGTACAATCCACCACGAGATTCGACCTCTGCATCTGCTCTACCTCCAATCTCAAGCAGAGTTTCATACTGATCTGCCATGAATCTGTCTAGATCATCTGAAACAGAGCGCAATTTGACAAAATTTTCTTGTCCAGGCATTGCTTTAGTAACAACACCTGGGAAACTATGGTCTAAACACGCCGCAGAAAGGTCTTGACACAGTTCTGTATGCGTATTTTTGTCAATATCGGTGATTTTGATGTATCCTTCGGGCACTTCTGTTGCCAAACCTTCGTCTAAGTTCTTGAAACCCTCGTCTAAGATCGCTCCAATGTCAAAACTTTCCTCATCATCGTCACTTCCCATCGCTGCTTGGACATTTTTTAGCGCATTATCGCCACCTGCCCTCATTGGATTCATCTTAGAGGTGTCTTGACCCTCCAAAGCGCGGGTTACCTTCTCAGGAATGACCACAGCAATGTATGGAGGATGGTCAGCATTGTACCCAGACCCAGGATCAGTGACCTGTACGTTGGTAATTCCGCCATCTTTGTCAAGTCCAGTGACAGTTACCGTCGCTTGTGTCTGAATTTCAGACTTACCACGGTTGTATACGACGCTCTTTTTAGATTTCTTACTCTCTTTACTGATTGTGTTGCGACTTTTGTCCAAAGTGTTGTGCATTTGGAGGTCTTTGTTACGCAATTTTTGCATTTTGTAACCTTGACCTTCCAATTCTGAGAACTCATCCTCTTGTAATGAGACAGAATTCATCATTTCTGCCGCCATATCACCACCAGAGAACTCTTCAAGCACTCCAGGAGACGTTACACTGATCTGAATGTTCTCAATATTGTACCCACGACCTGAATTAATGATGTCAACACCAGCAAGTTCACCCTCTGAGTTGATAATTGGTTCTAATTTTGCCTCGTCAAGTGTTCGTTGCGCCACCAATGCCTCTGGATTGATGTCTACACGCTCATAAACGACCTTCTTGGGGAACTCATACACACCCCAGAACGCACATTTGTCCTTAATACCGTATCCAGCAAGCACAATACCCTGTGCACCGTCGTCTGCAGTGATAGTTTGTTGGTAACTAAACTTGTTTCCTGCCCCAGATGTGGCATTTTTCTCATTCAGTTCCATAAAACCGCACTTTTGTTCATCACCAAAGTAACGAACTTCACTAATCAACCACCCATTTAGTGTTTCACCGCGCTTAAATGCACCAGTGGTAGTTGTATAACGGAAAAATATGCGTCTACTGTCGGTTCCACACTCCCAGAAGGACTCATTTACACCTACAGAGTTACCATCATGCAGTTCAATGATGCTTTTTGTAGTTTCCCATGAGTCTTCACGTACTTCATAGAAGTGAGAATGGAAAGAAAAGTTAGGAATACAATCACTATCGCCGTTTGATCTACTTGCATTAGGGCAACAACCCGCATCAGACAGTCTATACTGAATACCGAAGATAGGACCGTTCCATGGATACGACGTATCGTACAAATAATATACGAACTGTGAGTCGTACATGTCCTCAAAACCAAGATACCTTGGCACAGCACCCTTTACAGCACCAGTCAGTCCATAGAACCACTCAAAGTTTGCCTCATCATCTATAAGAGTTACGTTCTGTGGGTGTCCCCAACCGACAACACCTGGTGTTCCTTCTGTACGTGCATCATTACTATCACGTTGTGTGTTATATCTGTTCCTTGTCCACATGGTATTCCATTGATACCATCCACTCTTATCAACACACTGTCCTGTAGGACCAATCTGTCCTACGTCAATAACTTGTTTACGACCGCCACCATAGGGAATAGTATAAACATACCCAACGATGCCCTGATACACATAGTCGCCGTCCTCGGGGTCCCTGGGGGCGATAGGACCGCCTGAGAGGTTTACTTCACCAGCAGGGTTAATAGTATAGAAGTCATCGTCAAATTCAGATGATCTATAATGATAGAGAGGTGTAGCGTCGTTCTCTACCTCATAGTCTTGTGCTTGACCTTCATTGGTACA